AAATATAATACTGGTGATGGTGGATTATTAGAAGAAATAACAAATGTTATAGAAAACATTGATTTAGAAAAAATTATGTCAGAGATAGATCAAGAAACCAAAGATAAAATAGAAAGTCAAGAAGATGTATTTTAAAATAAACATATAAATTATGCCAGATGATGAAGAATATCCTGTAAAAAAAATGCCATCTATTCCTGCAATTAGTAGTAATATAGATGATATAACAGATGATATAACAAATACTATTGCAAATTCAAATGTTAATAAGCCTAGAAATTTTCTAAAAATTAATCATCCATTTGATTCTCATCATAAATTTGAAATAGCATTTAATCCACAAAAAAATGAAGATGCTAATTTAAGAGTTCCAATTGAAGTAAAAAATGGAGTTGGATCATTATTTAATCCATATGCAGTTGTATGCTTTCCATCGGTTAATGGAGATTATAATACTATTTTAGATACATCAAAAAATAAATTTTTTCCTGACAATACTAAAAAATTCCCTTATATTAGTAATTTAGTAAATGACAAAGAATTAAATAAAAAAACACCGTACGGATATTCTGATTTTTTATATGCTAAATATGCCGGTATTCTTCCAAATACTCAATTAATTACATTAAGAAGATACCCAGCTCCAACATATGATAATTTAGCAATACCGCTGGCAAGAAAAGATAAAGATTTATCGGCTACAAAACTACCAAATGTATATCCAGAACAGGAATACTTTTATCCAATAGCGCAAGCAGTTACTTGGATTGGAGAAGAAACTGGAAATAAAATATCTGAACTATTAAATTTTACTGTATCAATGAATTGGAAAAGCATTCAATCTGAGGTAGAAACACAAATGGGCAATGAGCAAGGAAGTTCGGATTCTCCGGGAAAGAAATTATCTGAAACATTAGCAATTTTATCTGGAGATGTTAATACAGCATTTACAACTCAAAATGAACATTATGATCCGTATTCAAATGGTCCATATGCTAATAGAGTTTATGGTCCTGTTAATGTTATAGACAAAACATATAAAAGAGACAGAGGATTAGATTTTACACAAAAAATATCACTCAATTTTCATTATAGTTTAAAATCAATAGGAAACATAAATCCAAAATCTGCTATGCTAGATTTGCTATCAAATTTACTTGCATTAACATATAACAACGCAGCATTTTGGGGAGGTGCTCATAGATATTTTCCTAATAAGCCAACATATCCATTTCTTGGCGGACGAGAAGGAATGATGGCATGGTATCAGGGTAATCCTACTGGATTTTTAGATTCTGTAAAATCTGCTGCATCTGTTTCTAAAGAAAGTTTATTATCGTGGCTAGATGCTTTTATGAAAGACCCAATATCCGGATTAAAACAAATAGCAGGTGGCGGACTAAAGCTTTTGATGACAGAAATGGGCAAAGGAAAAGCTCCATCAATTGTGTCTTTTAAATCATTACTTACAGGTGAGCCTGTAGGAGAATGGCATTTGGTAATAGGTAATCCATATAATCCTATTGCAATGATTGGAAATCTTATATTAACAAATGCTACATTTTCATTTAATGATACATTAGGAACAGAAGATTTTCCAACAGAATTAACTATGTCTGTAGAATTAGAACATGGAAGACCTCGCGACAAAGGAGATATCGAATCAATGTTTAACAAAGGAATGGGTCGTATATATTATCCATATAAAGACGCAGAAAAAGATATTTTAAATTCATCATCTGCAACAAGAAATAGCGAAAATGACACATCATATAAAAAAGGTCATTCCGGTAATGGTCAAAACATAAATGAAAAGGTAGGATTATTTTCTAGTACATCAGAAGAATTTGATCAAATTATTACATCAACGAAATCAACATCTAATGAAATAATTACTATTCAAAAAGCACCATTCCAAGCAGCTAACCTAATGGCAGAACAATGGGTAAAAAATAAATAAAAATGTATATATGTCTTTATTAATTTTTGATAAAAAACCAATCATTAAAAAAAATAATGAAGATGTTATTGATATTTCATCCGCATCTATACGATATGTTTCAGATCCTTATATTGAATATGTTATAAATGTAACTAATGAAATGATTGGGCGCCCTGATCTTATATCACAAGCAGCGTATGGAATAACCTCATATTGGGATTTAATATTAAAATTTAATGGGATTTCAAATCCATTTTCATTATGCGAAAATGATATATTATTAATTCCTAGATTAGATACTATTCAACAGCAGCTTTATTCTGAAAAAAATTCTAATATAATAAATGATGTTAAAGAACAATTTAAATATAAAGATAGAATCAGTAAAACAGATAAAAAGATTTATATCTATAAAAATAATAGAAAAGAATTATTTAAAAAATTAAGTGAAAAAACATCAAATCCATCACAAGAATTCTTACCAACAAATATGAAAGAAGACGATTCAGAAGAATTTAAATTTGAAAATGGTATCATTCAATTTTGAAAATATATAAAAATATTAATAAAAAAAAGGGAATAATAATTTTATTCCCTTTTCATTGCATAATGGAATCAATTGTCCCATATATTTAAAATATTCACATGATTTTATTTTATTTCAATATTTTTCACATTATCTGATTTTGACTTAGGAATATTTATATATAAAATTCCATCTTCATATTTTGATGATATTTTATCTTCTATTATATTATTAGGTAGCTTAAAGCTCTTTTTAAAACTATTATATTTAAAAGAATTGCACATACAATTTTCTGTTTCTTTTTTATCATTTTCTTTATTTTCATAAAGAACTGTTAAAATATCGTCTCTGATTGTGATTTCAAAAAATTTTTTACAGCAACCCGGAGATATTACTTCTATTATATATTCATTATCATTATCGACAACATTTGTTTTTACATATGTTGTACTTGGTATTGTATCATTAGCATCATTTAATAATGATAATATACCATTAAAATAATTTGAAATTACGTCAAAGACACTCAAATCGTGTCTACATTGATCTGTGTCTTTTTTTCTTAACTGATTCATATTCATAATTTTTTTTACATATATAAGAAAAATTTATTCCATTTTTAAAATAATGACAAAATTTCTTTTTGCTTAATATATTATATTAAAGATAATGACAAAATGTCTACAATTTATATTTTGAATTAGAAATATTTGGAATTTTCGGAATCGAATTCAATATAGAGCTTTTATTAGGTAATTTATATTTTTTTTCTTGTTCTTTTTGATATTTTTCATTTTCTTTATTTTCATTTTCAATAATTTCATTTAAATTATCTATTAGCATTTCATATTCGTAAAAGAACATTTTGTCGATTTCGGATGGTTGTAAATGAAAATTTTTTAATAATGATGCTACATTTTTATAATAATTATCTATCGATATTTGAAATGAGGAAAATACTCTTAATTCCTCTTGGAAAGGATAAAGGAGTGGTAACCTCCGAACCACAATTTTCGCATATCATTTTTAGGTCTAATGTTGTAGAAATTTGCAATTCATCTATAAACCAATCTATAAAAGATATTTTTTCTAATGACCATGGCTTTGTATCGATTTCCATTTGTAATTTTTTATATGTAGTAGGATTTAAATTTCTCCAGTCTGCAAATACAAAAGGAGCCCATTTCAAGAATGCCTCATCTATATTCATTTTTTCAATTCCTGCTTGATATTTTCTAATCATGTCTTTTATAAAATACATAACTCCAATTGATGGAATATACAATGATACTTCTTCATTATTTGATAGCTGATGATTAAAACATTTCAAATCACTTGAATAATATTTCATTAAATGCTCTGGTATTTGAAAATAATTAAGAGTTTCTTTTTTCATCAAAACATGCGATTGATATTGACAAGAATCACAAATATAATCAATATATAGATTATTTTCGCCATGTTTAAATGTAAGTTCACGAATAGCAAATATAATATAAAGTCTATCAATTTCTTTTATATCTTTATATGAGTATTGTTTATTATCAATAATAAGTTTTGTATGTTTTTCTACCATTCTATCCATTACATCTGATGTTTTTATAAAATCCCGTTCATCTATTGTTGACCACTGACGTATTTCGGGAACGCTAGCCGCCTTTATTAATATTTTAGTATTTTCAGGATAAAACAGTCCTTTTGATGGTAAATATTCTACATCCAAATTTATCCAGCCTATATCTGTTGCAATATGGGGTTGATTATTTGATGTATCATTATTATCTTTGTAATAATCTTTTAAATTTGTTTTTTCTCTTTCTTCAAGAATTTTTGATGCTTCGTCATCAAAATCGCCTGATTTTTTATTTATTTCATTATTCATATTTTTATATTTTATTTATCAATAAATTTAATAAAAAATTTATTATCGCATTTGCGAAATCTTTTCTTGTTTTTGTTGTATATATAATTTCTAGTGTTTTTTCATCAAATGAAAATTTATAATCTTTTATATATTTTTTAAATTGTTTTTTTATTTTTCTATTAAAAAAATTATTTTCTTTTAAAAATTTGACAGTAGATCCATTATCAGAAAATATTAAAACTTCATTATTATCTTTAAAGCAATCTAATGATGAAATATCAAAATTATCATTAACAAACGATTTTAAAATATTTATTTTTTCTTTATTCATTATCAAATATATATATATTTTTTTTATTTTATTATAATTTTAATAAGTAAGAATATAAAGAATGATTGAAAGTATGTTAATGTATTTACATTTACAACATCTATAATAATTTTATTCCACACAAGCATAAATATCAAACTTTCTATAAACAATGATATTAAAAAAATAATAATATCTTTCATTCCATTATTTTTTTGGATATTTTCATTATCATTTGGAAATTCAATATTTTTTTTAATATTTTTATAATTAAAATCATTTATATTTTTTTCAGATGTATCATCTTTTGTCCAATTTTTCATATTTTTTTTATATTATATAAAAATTTTATTTTTTTAATAAATATTAAAACTTTCATTATTAAAATCCTATTTTTTTTGTTGTTATATCATTATTTGTTATATGTTCAATAATTGAATCATTATCTCGTATAGCATATAATTCGGCTAGTGTATATCCTTTATCTATATTTATATTTAGATGTAAAAATTCTGCTAATTTTTTAGATTCATCTATTGATAATCTTTTAAATTCTTTTTTTGCTATTAATCGTTTTGGTCTTAAAAACGCATCATCTATATTAGTAATATCTATATTAAAGGTCATTATAAATTGTATATTTAGTAATTCATTCATTACGCCATCTGATGCATTTAGTAAATCATATATTTTTATACCTTTTGTGTTTATATGATTTCTTTTAAGTAAATAATCTTCGCAATCTTCTAATAAGAATATAAACTTTTCATTTCCATATTTAGACAGTTCATCGTATAAAAATGTAAATATAGAAGGATCTGATAATGAATCAATCATAGCATTAGGAAAATATATAATATTTTTTTTAATTTTTTTCAATTCATTCATCAAGCATTTTATATAATATGTTTTTCCTGTTCCAGATTCTCCATATAGAAATACAATACCTTTATCGCTTTTTTTCAATGTATTTAATAATTTTTTATGAAATTCTTGAAATCCAGTTCCATAGTGAATATCTGGATTTATCAATTTATAATTTTCTTTTAATTCATATCCTGTAAGTTCATATGATCCATATTTATTCATAGAAATCATATATAGGGATGAATTTGCATATTCTAATTTTTGTAAATAAGAATTGAGTAATTGTTTTATACTATCGTAAACTTCTTTATCAAAATATATTGAATCTTCAATGGGATAAAAAAATATGCAATACATTTCATATAAATTGTCAAATATATAGTTTTCCTTATTTTTTTTATTTTTTGATATTATTATATCATCATTTTTATTAGTAAAATAAATATAAAAATAATCTCCAATTTTATAAGTAATTTCGGATATGAATTCTTTTTTATTTTCTGATATCATTGTCTGAAAATCTATAATAGAATATTGATATAATGATCCTAGTTGTTCATTAAAATCTTGCATATTTATTATTAATGATTCATACTTAATTCTACTATATAATAAATTATGTTTAGCAAAATCTTTATTTATAGATCTTTCTAAATTTAATGTGTCAAATATGCTCATATATTTATATATTTTTTTCTAAAAATTTAAAAATGGTTTTTTCTGTTAGAACTACAAATTCAAAATTATTATTTTTTGCAAAATTATCTGCTGATTCAAATTTAGCGCTATTTATTAGATATGTTTCATATTCTTTTTTATAATTTTCTATATTTTTTTTTGTTTTATTTTTTGGCATACGTGGAGGCTTTAATTGTTGGCTTGGCTTTATTTCTACTAAATAATCTTTATATGAATCCTTTTTTTTCATTCTTACGAAAAAATCAATATAATAATTATTATATGAAGATGTTATTGGATTCATATATTTGACGGAATACAATTCGGAGCTCCATTTCAAAACATTATTTGATGTGTCGCAATATGTACAAAAAATTTTTTCTAGGCTTGATCTATATATTACCTTTTTATAATCGCCAATATATTTATTTATATTATTAACATTATAGAATCCCTGATGGAATTTAACATTAGGATTAGGTAATAAATTTTTAATATTTGACACAATAAGAGATTTTAAAAAAAGTCTATGTTTATTTTTGTACCATTTTTTGTTGGATATAATGTATTAAATCCTTTTGCAAATCCAGTTTTTATAACCTGTGTAAAATATGAAAATGCGTTGTTTGATTTATTTGGGTCATAATTTCGCCATGCGTATACAACATTTTCTAATGCTGCTGATTCGCATTCTATTCTATCATTTTCATATTTATATGAGAATTTCAGACTTATATTTTTTATCATCAAGTTTATAATTTTAACAGCATCATTTGTCAATTGATCATTTTGTTTAGATTTTAAAATCTCTTCTTCTAAGATTTTTGAATCTACATAATATTTTTTTTTTATTATTACTTTTTCTGTATACATATTATTATTTTTTTTAATAATTATTATAATTTTTATTACATACTAACAATTATAAATTTTTTAGGAATCAAAAATTTATTACCTTCATAATATACAGTTACAAAATCTTCATCTCCTAATTTTATAAATTCTTCTGAATCTATTCTAACTGGCTTGCCAGATATTAAAGGTATTTCCTTATAATCATCCGAAATTTTTGCCTGTATATATTTTTTAGAAAAGTCTAGTGGTTCCATAGATCCTATTGAAGTTTCAACATAATCGTCAGATGGATATGCTGATAGATTATTATTTGCATATCCTAAATTATCAGATGAGGTATCAAAATTCATTTCTGGTGTGCTAATCGATACATTTTGGCCTGTATCATTATCTTCTTTTATAGTTTTTATATTAGTATCATTATAGACTGGATCAAAAGTTTTATCATTATTATAATTATTAGATTTACTTGAATTTATTTTTTTTAATAAATCTATATTAACTGTTAATGGTATTCCATTATTAGAAATTATAACTGCTCTATTATCTATATTATTTACAGAAAGTATTGTATAGAGTTTTTCATCTCCTTTCATTTGAACTACATTGCCAACATGAAATTCAAAAATATTATTTTTTTTTGAATAATCATTTGTTTTTTTTGATTGATCTGTTTTATTTTTTACATTTAATTCTTCTTCTTCTTTAATTTTTTCTAAATTAATATCATTATCATTATAAATGGGTTCTAATTGTTGGCTATTATTATTTTTTTTAGGTGCAGTTGATGATGCTTTTTTTACTGAATTAATATCTGCTGATATTGATATTCCATCACTAGAAACTAAAAATGCATTATTATTAAATGAATCTATTGATATTACTGTATATAATTTATCATTTCCTGCTATTTTAACTATATCTCCAACATTTATTCCAGTATCATTATCTTTATTTGTCAATGCATCAATATCATTAACTATATCCGAATATAATTCTTTTTTATTATTAATTTCTGTTTCTAATAAATATTTTGTTTCTATAAGTGATTTTTCATCTTTAAAATATGTATTTTCTAATGTTTCGTTTACTTTTTTTAATTCATTTTCTAATGTTACAATATAATTTAATATTTCTGCTTTTTTATTTTCATATTTTTTTATTTTCTTTTCGTTTTCATTCATATATTTATCAAATGACTTTCTTATATCAAATCCTAAAAAGTCTTTTATAATTTTTTGTGCTTGAACTAAACTTAAATTACTATAAAATTCATTACTATTTTCTATTAAATTTACCTTGTGAATATAAAAATTATTATTTGTTTCAAAAAGAATTACATAATATTTATTATTTTTTTTATTTTCTATTTTCTTTGCAAAATCTAATTTTTTAATAGTATCATAATACTCATATAATTTTTGAAGATTATATGAATCATATGCATTATAAATATTTATAGAGCCTAATTCTAAAAGTTTTTTATTTATATCTGGTCTATTATATTTATTACCTTTATGAACTAAATATTGATTACCATTTTCGTTTAATATTTCAAATTTATCATTTTTTAAATAATATACAATTTTATTTTCTAAAAGTTTTACATTATCGCTAGATATAATACTACATAATTGTTCAAAAGATTCTGTTACCTGTTCTTTATTTTTTAATAATTTTATTTTATCACCATTTTTTTGATAGAAAAATTTATCTATATAAAATATATCAGACCCATAGCTTTCTACCATAGGAGCATATATATCTAAAACATTACAACTTGTATTATCTGATATAATATCAATAGTATCACTTTGTTTTGATTTAATTTCTTTTATTTGATTTTCAATATTTTTTACAAAAGCTAAATAATTAAACTTCTTTAAATCTTCTAATACAATATTTAAATTTTTTGTAGATGTTTCTATTAAGGCATTTTCTACATTTTCAATCATATTTTCAAATATAAAACTATTCCTAGAGTTTTTCATTGTATACAATGCATTAGCCAAAACAATTTTATCATAATATTTGTTATAATTCTCATTCAGTTTATTATACATATTTTTGATGAATGGATCCCATGTAAATGGCTTTATCATTGATACAACTTCATTTATAACAACATATTCTGGTTTAGGAGATTTATTAAAATTATTGCCTTTTGAATATACTTCATTTCTTATTTTGTCTATTGTATATTTTAACGATGGATATTTTAAAAAATTATTATTTGAATTTTCAAAATTTTCTATTTCATTTATGTACGACTTAATTCCTAAATTATCAAGAGCATTTAAAATTTTAATATATCTAATAAAATTTCTAGATTCTTCATCAATAGCTAAATTAACATTTTTAAATTTTTCATTTAATAAATATATTAAATTATTTTCATTAAGATTAGAAATATTTTCATTTATTGAATTAGAAATATCTAGTACAGATTTGCATATATATTTAACCTCATCAGATGTAGTAACATCTAATATATTTTTTATTTTACTTTTTATACTTTGCATACGTTTTTTTTGTATATATATATTTTTTTTCAAAAAAATTTTTTAACAAAAACCGTGCATTGATTTTTTTAATCATTTTTTTTAAACATAATTTATGAAAACACACTAATCATTTTTTATATTACAACGCACGGTTTTATTTTTATATTATATGCAAAAATACTTTTTTTTTTCATATTATATACAAAAATATTTTTTTTCATATTTTGTTAACATAGTTTTTTATAAAAATTTTTTTTATATAAATGATAAATTTATTGTTATCCAAAAAAATGTTATTTAAACAATAAATAAATATATAATAAAAACATTTGCTAATAATAATCATAATTTAAATATATGTTTTTTTAAATAAATCAATAAAAACCTAATAACACAAATAAATATTTTTTTTAATCAAATTATATTAAAATTAATTTAATTTTTATTTATATCAAAAAAAAAATCCCCCCCAGACCCCCCCTATATATAAATATATATTATAATATACTAGTTAATTGGGGGGAATAATTATTGAGGGGGGGAGTAAAAATATATTTATTTATTTATTAATTAATTTCTGGGGGGAGTAAAAATATATTTATTTATTTATTAATTAATTTCTGGGGGGGAGTAAAAATATATTTATTTATTTATTAATTAATTTCTGGGGGGAGTAAAAATATATTTATTTATTTATTGTTATCCCAAAAAAAATTGTTTAAAACAATAAATAAATATATAATAAAAACATTTTATGTACTGTATTCAAATGAATCATCGCATTCATATAGCATACCATCATCTATCAAAAAACGTTAAATTATTTGGTATCACATAATAAAATTTATATATTTAATGTTAATTAAAAAAAATGATCATAAATTATTAATTTTAATTTCAAAAATATAATATAAAAAAATTTTTTAAAAAAATATATATATAACAAAAAAAAGAATATGAAACATTACATGAGTATCGAAGAATTTATTAAAAATAATTATAAATTTACGAATGAAAGTAATAACTCTCCAACTAATTCTATGCAATCTAATAATGAAAAATATATGGAGTCTCTTTTACAATTAGAATCATTAGCAACTCAGCTTGAAGTTTTAAATAAAAAAATTAAAACATGCGAAGAAAAATTAGAAGGAATTAAAAAAGATATGAGAAATATTAGCAGAGAACGATATATTATAAAATTAATGCATAAATTAAATATAAGTTCATTTGAATTAGATAAATATATCATTGAGATAAAGAAACAAAAAGAAGTAAGAGAAATGTATTCTTCTACTGTTAAAAATTTTTTAAAATTATTAAAAGATAAAGATATGAAAGAACTTATTGATTTTAGTGAAAAAGTAATAGAGATGAATACAAAAATAAAAAATGAAACTAAAATAGAAATTAATAAAAAAGTTACTAATGAATCTACTGAAACTACAATAATTAATGAAGAATATGCAGATCTTTTAAATATATTATCAGAAAAAATTATATCATTTAGTTATTCTGTTAAAATTTTAAAATGTCTTGTAAATGTTAATTTTAATTTCCCTGTTGCAAAAGAACTTGTAACAATTAAAGATTTAACAGATTAAAAAAATAATAAAATATATGAAAACGAGAAATGATAATTTTAAACAATATTTAATTAATTCTTTAAGAATTATAAATGAAGAAATAAATTCTATTAACATAACTGATGAAACTTCTAATAAAGATAGAGAAATATTAATTAAAAAATCTAAAACTTTTTTAAATGTTGTAAAAGATATTGAAAAAATAAACGGTGAATTAAAGCAATATAAAGATGAAAAAGAAAAGGTTTATGACAAAATTTTAGAAATTGTTAATGAATTAGAATTAACAACTGTAGATACAATAAGCTATGTTATTAAAATTATTAATAAAACTCATCAATATCCTAAGTGGCCGGAAATATACAATATTATTTTAAATGAACTAATAACAAAATATCCGGATATGACTAACGAATTATTAAATATAAAATCTAATTGCGATATTAAAACTGATCCTGATAAATTAGAAAAATTAAATGTAACAAAAAATAAATTAGCAAATGAATCTCTTGTTGATGTTGATACTATGATACCAAATATTGATACAGAAGCACAACAAAGTTCATCGTATACTAAATATAAAAAACAATATCAATCTATATCTGAATCATTAACAAAAATAAATACATTTATAAATGATTTATATCTTATAAATCAAGTTCTAGATAATCTATTAAATATGAAAGAAGATGATTTTGAAATTGAAGAATTTACAGCAGATGATATTTTAAATGAAGATATAATATTGAGTATTAGAATTAAAAATGATGATATTATATCTAAATATGCAGATAAAAATAATGTAAAGTCATTTGATGATTATATTGAAAAAGATAAATCATATTATAAAAATGATGATGAATATGATGACCACGATGATGATGATGAATATTCTGATGATAATAAATCATATATAAATTATTATAATGACGGGCAGGTATATGAAAGAGAATTTAATGCAAAAGAAAGAGATAAACTTGCAAAAGAAGGTAAAGCATTACCAGATGGATCTTTTCCAATTGTAACTATACAAGATTTAAAAAACGCAATTAAAACATATGGATTAGCAAAAAATAAATCAAGAGCTAAAAGACATATTATAAAAAGAGCAAAAGAATTAAATGCATATGATCTTATACCTGATGAATGGAAATAATATTTTCTAATATAAAAATATTTGATAAAAAAAATATTTTAAAAATTTTTTAAAAAAAATTTGTTTTTTTAAAAAATATATGTAATTTTGTATCAAATTTTAAACAAAAATTTTATGAAAACACAAAATCAAACCTTGAATGTTAAGTTAGCATTAACATCAGAGGAAAAACAAATTATTGACATGCATATAGAATATTGTGCATTTGTTTCAAAAATTATTGAAAATATTTTAAATTTTCAAAAAAATGGTAATTCAATTAAATCTGCACAAGAAATTGTTAAAGATTTTAGACAAATGAAAAAACTAAAAACTTTTGATTTTTTATCTAACATTAGCGCACAGGAAATAGATAATATAATATTTTATACTGTAAAAATATTTAAAGAATATTTAAAAAATAAAATAACAGAAGATGAAAAAAATAAATTGCTAAATATAAATTTTTTTGTTTTAAAATATAGATTTTATATTAAAAATAAAAAACTTTATTTTGCAAAAAATAAAAATGGAATATCGTTTATAGATATTAAAAATAAATTTTGTGATATTAAAAGCGTAAAAATTTATAAAGAAAATGATGAATATTTTTCAGAAATAATAATAAATAATAAATTAAGTGTACAAACTATTAATATTAATGATAACATAGAAATAGATAAAATTGAAAATAAAACTGATGATATATTAAATATTAAAAAGCAATCATTACAAAATATTTGCGATGATTATTTTAAAAACAAAAATAATGCTTCTTTTGATAAACTTATATCTGAAACATATATTATATTAAAAAAATATTTATGGACATTGTCCAAAAATGAGAATGAAATAGAAGATATATTGCATGATTCAATTGTAAAAATAATAGAAAATATTGATAAATATGATTCTAGATGGAATTTTTCAACATGGGTTTATACTATATGTAGAAATATTTTTTATCAATATAAAAATCGTTCTAAAAAAATCAATGACGATATTTATGATTGTGAAATAGATATAAATGATGATTCGTTTTCAGTTGAGGTCATAAAAGAAAAAATAAAAAAAGAAACTCTATACAATAAACTTGAAACTATGATAAATTCATTACCTGATCGATACAGTATTTTTATGAAAGAAAGATATATAAATAATATGAAAATAAAAGATATATCTAATAAATATGATATAAAAGAAGATATTATTTATAAAAGCTGTGCATACGGAAAAAAATTAATACAAAAAATATTAGATGCCGAGCAGAATGAAACCTTGCAATTAAATTATATGTATTAAACGTGCATAAAAATAATTTATATATTTTAACAAGATGCTCTAGATTAGAAAATCTTTTAAATATTAAAAAATCAATTTTTGATAATAAAAATGATTTCTGGAATATAAACTGGTATATTGCCGTTGACAATAAAAAAATAAAAAATATTCCAAGTCATATATTGAATAATTTACAATCAGAAAATATAAAATTATTTTTTGATTTAAATTCTGACGGAATATATGGTAATAATTTATTGAATGAACTATTAAATATAATAGATCAAAAAGAAAATAATTGGATTTATATTCTTGATGATGATAATAAATTACACGAACGATTTTTAAATAGAACATCTGAAATATTAAAAACTAATATATGTAAATGTATTATTTTTTCTCAAATGTCATTTGATACAAGATTTGGCAATTCATTATTTAGAACAGCGTCTGAAAAAAATATAAATGTAAGAAAAATCGATATGGCACAATTTTTAATAAATAGCGTACTAATAAAAAATAATAGATTTGAAAATGAATATGTATCAGATGGAATATTTATAACAAAAATATATTATGAAAATCCAAATGATTTTTATATAATAGATGAAATATTGTGTTATTATAATTTTTATAGTAAATAAATATGAATAAATTTGTGCCAACTGCATTAATTGTAGGCAGAAAAATAGATAAACTAAATACTATTAAATATTCTGATTATGAATGTACAGATATTAATGTTATAAATGTAGATAATTCTTCTGACGAAATTTTAAATGCAATATACAATAATAAAATAGATGTCATATTGACGTTTGGAAAAGATTATAAACGATATAAAGTATTATGTGATATGCCTTTTGAAATCAAAAAAAAATGGATTCATTGCGAAGATGACTACAATTTACCCAATGTAGTATATAATATTGTAATGAAAAATATATTATCTAATGATACATCAAAGCTGATAAGTGTGTTTACTCCAATATATAATACTGGATCAATATTATATAGAACATATGAATCATTAAAAAATCAAACATATGATAATTGGGAATGGGTTGTGTTAGATGACGGTGATGATGAAAATACAAAAAAAATTATGCAGGATCTTTCTTCATTTGATTTTAGAATAAAATATTATGACATATATCCAAGAACAAATAATACAGTTGGAGAAGCTAAATATAGAGCTTGTACACTATGCACGGGGGATTATTTGCTTGAACTTGATCATGATGATTATTTGTTAAAAGATTCTTTATCATATATTATCGAAGCATTTAAACAATATCCTGACGCCGGATTTGCATATTCAAATGCAGCAGAAATTGATGAATTATATAATTCATTAACATATCCGCCTGGATTTGCTTTGGATTATGGATATTATAGAAATTGTGATTGCGAAATTGACAATAAAATTATTAATGCTAAATTTGCTGTTTCTCCAAATATAAATCCAAAAACAATTAGGCATATTGTAGGATGCCCAAATCATTTCAGAGTGTGGAAAAAAGATTTATATTTTGCAATAAAAGGTCATAATAGAATGCTATCTATAGCTGATGATTACGAATTAATTGTTCGAACATTTCTGAAAACAAAAATGATAAAAATTGACAATGAATGCTATTTGCAATTTATAGGTAAAAATAATTTACAGAATTTAGCAAGAAAAGAAATTCAACGAAAAACTAGACATATATCATTGTATTATAATGAAAAAATAAAAGAAAGATTTACAGAATTGGGAAAAATAGATTGGGTTTATGACAATTTTAAAAAATATGAAACTCTCGCATATTCAAGATCTCAATTTGGAGATAATGAAAATTATGCTAATTATATAATAAGATTTTAAAGTATTTTTTATGCAATTCTTTGATAAAATTTATATTCTTAATTTAAAAAAAAGAAAAGATAGATTTTTAAAAATGAAAAAAAGACTTGCGTTTGTTGAAATTAATAATTATGAATTTTTTCAAGCTGTAGATGGAGAAATTATGGTTTCTATTTTTAATATGATTTCTGACAAAAATATATTTTTTCAAAATTCTAATTATCTTGCAACGACATTATCTCATTTATCGATATATTATGATGCATTGATGAATAAATATAAAAAAATATTAATTCTTGAGGATGATGTAAAAATTAATGTTAATATAAAGGAAATTTTTGAAAATATCAAGGAACAAATACCAGAAAATTATGATATTTTGTATTTAGGATATATTCCTCTTTCTGATGATTTGTCAATGTGGAATTATAATTTGATAGATAAAAATATGTACATAAGTAATAATATATTTAAAGCAAAAAATTTATGGGGATTGTATGCTTATAGCGTTAGTAATATTTTTATGGAAACAGTTTTATATAAATATTATAAAAATGAAATTTTTATGGAATTAGATAGATATTTTGTTAATATAATACAACCACAGCAAAATTCATATGGTATAATACCGCAATTGTTTTGCTTAGATAATGAATATTCTGATAATACAAAACGATTTGATGATGATTTATTAAGAAAAAGTGTAGATACAAGATATGCAAATTATTTTGATTTTATATAAATTAAAAAATTAAAAAAAAATATATAATATAAAATTTTAAACTATGGATAACAAAATTTTTACAAATGAGTTTTCAGAAGAGGTGTTTTATAATACATACATGTATGAAAATGAAACCGTAGAAGACATGATGATGAGAGTATCTACAGCATTATCTAATGTTGAAAAAGATAATGAATATTGGAGACGAGTTTTTTATGATACATTAAAAGATTTTAAGTTTGTCCCAGGTGGACGAATTCTTTCAAATATAAATACAAATTATAAAAATACAACATTAATAAATTGTTTTGTAGATGGGTTTCAAGGATATGACCAAGATTCAATGGAATCTATTATGGATGCATTAAAACGTCAGGCATTGATATTGAAATCAGAAGGCGGATATGGATTTTGCATAGATATATTAAGACCATCTGGATCATTTATATCTGGAATCGGAGGATATTCTCCCGGCCCCGTTGAAATATTAAATATGTGGGACGCAACATCTGAGGTAATAACAAGCGGATCGTATGTTAATAAAAATGCTAATGGAAAAAAGAAAATAAGAAAAGGAGCAATGATGGCAACTATGAGCATATGGCATCCCGATATAGAAAAATTTGTATCTGCAAAACTTACTCCTAATAAACTTGCTCATTTCAATTTATCTGTTTTAATAACAGATGATTTTATGAATGCCGTTGAAAATGATTTAGATTGGGATTTAATATTCCCCGATTATGAAATATGTAAAGATGATTATAAATCAAAATGGGATGGTAACATAAAAAAATGGATAGGATTAGGATTACCTGTAAAAATATATAAAACAATAAAAGCTAAAAAATTATTTGAATATATTATTAAATCATCATATGATAGAAATGAACCCGGCGTTTTATTTATTGATAAAATAAATAGATTAAATAATTTAAATTATTGTGAATATATAAATGCAACAAATCCTTGCGGAGAACAAATATTACCTGTTGGATCTGCATGTCTTTTGGGATCAATAAATCTTACTCAATTTATTAATTATAAAAAAAGAAATTGGGATTATAAAAAATTATCTAAATATATTCCAAGCATTGTAAGAATGCTAGATAATGTATATGAAATAACAAACCTACCATTAGAATACCAATATGATGAAGTTTTATCAAAAAGAAGATTGGGAATTGGAATCATGGGATATGGATCAGCATTGATGATAATGAAGTATAAATATGGATCTGATGAGGCATTAAAAATAACAAATGAACTAATGAATTTTATATCAAATAAAATATATAGAGAATCATCTCTTTTAGCAAAAGAAAAAGGAGCATTTCCATTGTTTGACAAAGATAAATATTTAAATGGAGAATATATAAATCGATTAAATAAGAAAACAAGACATTATATTAAAAAATATGGACTTAGAAATTCTCATTTGATAAGTATTCAGCCAACAGGAAATACATCTATATTGGCAAATAATGTATCAGGCGGTCTTGAACCCGTATATTTATCAGAATATATAAGAACAACTATTTGTAATGATAATGAAATAAAAGAAAAACTATGCGTTCCAACAGTTATTGATTTTAAAAATAAATATTTTGAAAAAAATGATAGTGATAAAGAAAATGATATAAAATGGGAATGGATACAAGAAGGTGATGAATTTTTATTAAAAACAACATATGATAATATTGTATATAAAATTGATAAAACACGAGGACTATTAAAAGAAGTGAAAATTAAAGATTATGCAAAAGATTATCTAGAAAAAATAAATGAATGGGAAGAAAACTCCGAATGGACAAAATCATCAATAGATTTATCTATCGATGATCATTTAAATACATTAGAAATAATAACAAATTATATAGATTCATCCGCAAGCAAATGCCTAGATGGACAAACAACAATGATAATTGTAAATGATAAAATATTATATTTAGATGAACTTGATTATGATGAACCAAATTCTTTCAAAGATGTTGATAATTTATATGTAACATGCGAATCAAATAAAAAGAAAAAAATAAAATCTACATATAATAATGGCATATCTAATTGTATAAAAATTACATTTGATGATAATTCGTTTATAATAGGTACACCAAATCATAAAATATTATCAAATGGACATTATGTTGAATTAATAAATTTAAATAAAAATCAAATTATATGAACATATTAAAAGAAATACAAAATTCAGATGAAAGAATTCCATCTGAATATAGAAAAGAAAAAACAATAGAAGAAATAAAAAATGATCTGCTAGAATTAAATATAAAAAAAGTTAAAAATCCTCATATAATAAACTTATATTCATTACTATTTCCAACACATAAAAAAATAAAAAAAATGGAATATTTACTAAATGTTCAGACATATGATATTTCATTAGATGATGATGATCATACATATATGGCAAATGGTATTATGGTTCATAATACCATAAATGTACCTAATGAAATTTCTTTTGATGTTTATAAAAATATATATTTGAAAGCATATAATAGCAAAAGTATAAAAGGAGTAACAACATATAGACAAGGAACAACAAGTGCTGTTTTAAAATCTATTTCAAATGAAAATAATGTTGCAAATAAAATATTAAAAACAAATGCTCCTAAACGACCAAAATATTTAAATTGTACAATAGATGTTATAAAAATAAAAAATTCAGAAGATTGGGTAATAATTTTAGGATTGTTAAACGATGACCCATACGAAGTTTTTGCATTTCCTGCAAAAAATATATCCACAAATATAGATATTAAACAATATAAATCTGGAAAAATTGTAAAGGTAAAAAGTAAATATTATAATTTAGAAGATAACAATGGAAATTTAATATTAGAAAATATAACATCATTTTCAAAAAATGATGAACAGGATTCTATGACTAGATTAATATCATTATCATTAAGACATGGAGTAGATATCAAATTTATTGTAGATCAATTATCTAAATCATCAGGAAATATTTTAGAATTTTCAAAATCTATAAATAGAATATTAAAAAAATATATTAATAAAGATTCATTGAAAAATATGGATTGCGAAAATTGTGGCAGTAAAGGAATCGTGATTTTTCAAGAAGGATGTTATATATGCAAAAATTGTGGATATGGAAAATGTAGCTAAAAAATATTTTTAAAAAAATATATATATATAAAAAAAATAATAATATGAAAAATTATCTTGATGGATATAAAGAATTTAGAGAAAAATATTTAAATTCAACAAGTAAAGTTGTTGAACAAAATGAAAATGAAAAAAGAAGAGATTTAAATCAAATTTATAAATTTTTTTCTAATAGAAAAAATTTAATATTTTTAAATGAAATGTTAGATAATTCAATAAATGATATGGATTTAATTCTAGAATCAGAAAATGTTGATGAGGATGATCTTGATATGGAAGATATAATGCTAGGAATAAATGTTATCACTCAAATATCAAAAGATGCTGAACTATCTGAATCTAAATTGCTAGAATCTGAAAATTTATATGAATATGAATTAATAGAAGAAAGTCTAAAAGATATAATGCAAAAAAGTGGCGAATTAGTAAAAAAATTATATGAAAAATTAAAGACATGTGCAGCAATAAGATTTAATAAGAAAAAAAAGAAATATGTTGGAGTGGCATCTGATTATTTAAATTTTTTAATATATAAAGAAGAACTTGATAAAAGAATTAATCCGGAAAAACGAACAAAAATTATTATTTCTGATAAATTAAAAAATTATATAAGTAAAACATCGGGCAAATCATATAATAATATAGATTTTGATGATGCTGTAATACATGATGAAAAGGGTGATAAAAATTATAAAGCTTTTAAAAAAGCATTTGGAGATGATTTTGATTCATCTGGCAAAAAATCAATATCAGAAGGAAAATTAATAGAAATTAATGAATCTGATGAATCAAAAATTACAAGATATAATCCATATAGAGATGAAGAAGCTCTTAAAAGTTTTAAATTAATAGATACAGATACAGCTACAAAATATTTACAAAGAGATGTAGAAAGATTTTTGGTGACAAGTTTTCATACAAAAATATTTGATGCAAAATATAGAAATAAAGATAAATATAGTAAAGAAGATTTAACAAATCTTTCAAAAAAATCGTTAGAATATCAAAAAAGAACAAAAACCCCAATACTTTTTGTAGGTGCACCAGGATGTGGAAAAACATCTATTGTCCGTTCAATGAAAGATATTTATGATCAAAGTGATCAAATAGCCCCTGAAATAGCATTTACTATATGGACAGTTCCATTAGTATCTATGACTAAGGTTGACATGGGTGCCGCAGTTCGTGAAGAATTTATGAATTTATCCGGAGAATATTTTGAAAATATGAATTCTATATATAATAGTTTGGAAAAAAAGGCAGAAAAAGAAATAAAAGACGTTAAAGATGAAGATCAAATGAAAATTCTAAAATTTGTAATAGATATGACAAAAAAAGCATCAGAAAGTAATGTTGTTCAGCAAGTTCCAAATTTTATTTTGCCGCTTTATCATGAAAGCCTTGGCGATATGGGAAATGATTCTTCAAGTTGTATAATATATGATGAAAGTGTTAGTTTGGATAAATTATATGATTTTGAATTTAAAAATCCACATGATACCAAAAAAGGTTTGAACCCACCAAGAAGAAAGCCAGACTGTTTACAATATGCAACCATGATAGGAGGCGGCATTGTGTTTTTTGATGAATATTTAAGGGCATCTGATGATGTTAAAGCGTCTCTCATGGAATTAATTGCAGGTGGAAATGTATATCAAGGTAATTATAGATTAGGAGATCGATGGATAATAGTTGCCGCAACAAATACACCATCTGAGGTTAGTAAAGATTATGCATCATTTAAAGATATGATAGATAAGGGTAATATTGATAGATGGAGACCTTATTTTGTTCAATCATTTTATGAAGTGTGGAAAAAATATTTAACTACAGAAAGTGAATTTGCTGGATTAGAAGGTACTACAATACTAATAGAATTTATGGATCATTTTATAAAAGATGAAAATAAAGTTGTTGAAGGTTCTTCATCAGATCCATTTAAAATCGAATTTATGTCATATAATCCAGAAACCGGCTTTATAGCAACAACACGTGGATATGAACGTATAGCAATGGAACTTGAATATTCAAAAGGGGTTGTGAAGGATAAATTAGATAATACTTATGAAGGATCTATATTTGATTTAGATTTAGAGCAGTTTTTAATATTTTTAGATTCTGTTGATGCCACTGCTTTATCAATACCAGCATTTAATGATAGCGGATTTTCAAAGGTATTTAAAGATTACATAGAAACTACATATGCTATGACTAAGATTTTTGATAAAAAATTTTCTACGGATTTATTTTATACGGATAAACAAAGCGAATTATCAATAAGTAATTTGGTTGCAAAAATAGAAAATTTTTATAAATCCGCTAAATTAGAAATTGATGTTAAGTCAACGACTCTTTTCATGATACAACGATTAGTAAGAATGACAGCTCCTTATAAAACATTACCGGAAGATTATTATATAGTTTCCGGAAATAAGTCAATTGTGAATACGGATAAAATTTTAGATGATATACGTAACAAAAATTATAAAAATATATTAACAGTAGATGAATGTAAAAATATAAATGCATGGATTAGTGGATGTACTACAGAATTTACTCCATTTAAAGGAGAATTTCAAAAAATATTTGCATTAGCTCATCCATATTTGATTACTAAATATGTAGAAAATACGAATAAGGTGGATAAAGAATTATATACTTATTTAAAAAATCTTGAAAACGAATGTAAATTTTTAGATGTTAGAATAGCAATAGATAAATAGCAATAGATAAAACGATATCAGTAGATAAAAAGAAAAAGAAAAAATAAAATGATAAAAGATTTTTCAATATTTCAAAAAATGATGCTATTAAAAGATAATATAGCATATTTAAATTCTTCTATTAATGAAGAATTTAGAAAAGATGGACAAATATATTATAATGATTTTGATGATGAAAAAATAAAAAGAATACAAGAAAGTGTCGCATATGAGGTACTAGAAGTTATTGGATATTTATCTCAAGGAGGATTTAAGTCAGAAGACACTCACGAATATGTATGCCCTAGATTAAAAGAGCAAATAGGAAATCATTTTTATAAATATAGAATTATTATAGATTATCCAGAAATAGGATCTTTTGCCACAGATGGAGTAAATTTATATATATCATCAAATTTTGTATTACATCCTTGGGGAAGAGATAAACAACTTAGTCTTAGAGAAATCGAGTTTATTTTATGTCATGAATATTTTCATATATTGTTAAATCATAATTTTAGAGAAAAACCTAAACCAACAAAATTTGAGCATGACAAATGGAATTATGCTGCTGATTATGAGGGAAATCTTTTTATAGACGATTTAAAACTTGTGAAAACTGATATTCAAACAAATTTAAATGCTTGTTTAAATTATGATTATCGTGGAAAAACAGCAGAAGAAATATATAATATTTTGGATAATGATGATATTAAAAATAGAATGAAAAACAAAGATTCGGGAAAACCAGATTTTGTATTAAAAGAAGGAATGCTAGTAAGAAATAAAAAAACTGGAGAATATGGACTAATAAAAAAAGTATATGATGATGGACATATTGATTGTGAAATAATAAGTGAACAACAAGCAAATGATATAATTAAATCATATCAAAATCAGTAAAAAAATAATTATGATAAAAAAATTAAGTAAAGACGAAATAGTAGTTATAATGCCAGGAAAATCATTTTCAGGAACTAATGATGAAAATAAAATTACTATTTCAGATGTTGATATAGAAATTGTTGGAGAAATATCTCAAGAAGAAGACAAAGAATCTCAACAGGGTCAAGGATCTCAACAGGGTCAAGAATCCAAACAAGGTCAAGGATCCAAACAGGGTCAAGGATCCAAACAGGGTCAAGGATCTCAGTATGGTTCTTCGGGAAAAATAAGTCAATGGTCAGAGACAACTACAAAACCATTGTCAAAAGAAGAAATTGATAGGATAAGAGGAGAACTAGAAAAAGCAATAGAAGACGCAAAAAATGGAAAAAATTCTAACAAAGGATACAATCCAACAGGAAATGTTGGAGAAGTTTTAAGCCCAGAAATATCTAAAGAATATCAAGAAAAAGCTGGAATAGATCCAAAATTACCTAATGAAAATAAACAAAAAAATGAAAATGATGAATTAATTAACGATATAGTTAATCATCCAACTTATTATGGAATTTCACCTCATGGATTTGGTACATCTGATTTTGGGCGCATACAGCGTAAGAAATATAAAGCTATAGTTAACTGGAGACACGAACTTCAAAAATCAGTAAAACAAGTTCTGTATGGCAATAATGTTAAATTTAAAACATCTAGAGATAATATCGGAAGTGATGGAATTGTTCCATGGGAAGAGATGTTTACGGGAGAAGAAACAAATAATATAATAGTTGCTATAGATACAAGTGGATCTATTGATGATGATGCTTTTAATGTTTTATTATCTGATTTGTTTGATATTGTAAGTAAATTTAATTTAAAAACATTAAGATTGATATTTTTTGATGCAGAAATTAAAAAAGACTTGGAATTTAAAGGTGCAAGAAAAGCAAAAGATTTTTTTAAAACTAAAAATGTTGAAAGATCATTTGGAGGTACAGATTATATAGTACCTTGCAAATATTTGTTAGATAATAGCAATATTAAGTTGAATAAGTATAATGTAATAATATTTTTTACAGATACTGATACAGTAGCTATGGAAGATTTAATTAATTCTGGCTTAAAATTTTCTATATCAGATCAAAATAAATTTATATGGTTGATTGCAAGAGATGATTATAATCATCAGGTTGTACCCTGGGGCAGAAAAATTAATTTAACAAAAGATCAGATAGACAAAACCGTTGAAGAATATAATTCTAAGCATCATGATATATAGAGGATATTTAAAATTATTTGGAGATTATAAAAAAAGTCCAAAAAATAAATTTGATGTTAAATATAAATTTAAGGATTACACAAATGATTTTAATATGAAATTTAGTGATATTGCGCCGCAAAAAAAAATGAAAATAAACATTATTGAAATTCAATTTTTAAAGAATCAAAATAAATGATCATATTAGCAAATATAAAAATGTAATTAAAAAATAATAAGCAAAAAATTTTAAATATGGAAAATTTAGAAACAGTTGAAAAAATAAAATCTAGTAAATATATAAATTTTAATTTTTCTGGGAATTTTATATCAAATAGTATAAAGATAATATGTAAAAATGCATTTTTTAATAGTAATTTTGATGGTGATTTTATATGTTCAAATTTAATAAAGGTGGACGACTCTGCATTTTATTGTAGTTATTTTATAAATAATAAAAAATTTTTTGCTCCTAAATTAGAATATGTTGGAGATAGAGCATTTCAGCAAAGTAATTTTATTGGAGTTTTTAATTGCCCAGAATTAAAAATTGTAAAAGAAAAAGGATTTAAATTTGCAAGATTTGAAGGAGATTTTGATTGTCCAAAATTAGAACATGTTGGAAAATATGCATTTAGAGATTCAAATTTTACTGGATATTTAAATATACCAAATTTAAAAAAAATTAATAAATTTTCATTTGCAAATAGTAATTTTAAAAAGATAAATATAGGAGATAATGTTGTATTAGGAGAAAATTGTATTGGAATAAATACAAATTCATTCAAACAATATTATAAAAAGAATAACAAAAAATCTGGTATTTATTATTTTGACGAAAATAAATGGAATTATAAAAATTAATAAATATATATATAAAAAATAATATTAAAAATGAAATCTATAAAATTATTTGAAAGCGGCTTTTATAATAAGACAGGCGATAATATTGTTAGGCCATTATCAAATTTAATTAATAGAATTTCAAATATAGGAATAGATTATAATGATCAGTTAATAAAAAATTCTTTATCAATTGGTGTTACAGAAGCCACGTCATCAGTAACAGATCCAGACTTGATTAAATTATTATCGATGGTGGATTTGTCTCAAAAGAAATTTATTCCTTATTATCAGCAACAATATGACAAACGACGGGAATTTTTGAGATCGTTTGCATTAAATCCCGAGATAGATTGGATGGTAACGACAATTACAGATGAGGCAATTGTTTACGATGAAAATAATTATTTTGCATATTTAAAATTTAATAATATAGATTTAAAGGAAGATGTTATTGAAACCATAAATGATTATTATAAAATGATATATTATCGGTTTGGATTTAATAATGATATAACTGCATGGGAATATTTTAAACAATTATTAATAGATGGAACATTAGCATTCGAAATCATTTATGATGAGGATTTTACGGAGATAATAGGATTTAAAGAAATTGATACTGCATACTTAAAATTAGATATTGAAAAAGATGGAAATTCATATAAAAAAATATGGATACAATATCCAGATGATGATTCTAAAAAAAGAATTTTATATGATAATCAAGTTATATATATTTCTCTTGCAAAAGGGAATATGCCTTCTAAAATTTCATATGTTGAAAATTTAGTTAGAAGTTTTAATTTATTACGAATTGTAGAGAATTCTCAGGTGATGTGGCTTTTGATGAATTCCGCATGGAGAATGAAAATGGTTGTGCCAATACGAACAAATTCCCCTCAAAAGGCAAAGGAATCACTTGGAGAGATGATGTCATATTATAAAGAGGATATAACATTAGATCCAACGTCAGGTGAATTATCTGTAAATGGTACATCCTCAATGCAGTATTATAAAAATTATTTATTTCCATCAAAGGATGGAGATACTGTATCAATAGAATCAATACAAAATCAAGGGCCAGATATAAGTAATTCAGATTTGGTTTCATATCTTAAACAAAAACTTCAAGATAATTCTAAAATACCTCCAACACGTTTTAGTAAAGAAAATAATGGAGGATCTTATGGAGGGGCAACATCTGCAACAATAGATAGAGAAGAAATTCGTTTTTTTAATCTTATTAATAGATATAGATCTATATTTCAAGAAATTATTTTGAAGCCATTGTATATTCAAATAGTACTAAAATATCCAGACTTGGACAATGATGAAAATTTCAAATCATCAATTGGACTTAGATATAATTCTAATAATATATTTGAAGAATTGAAAAATCAAGATATATATGAAAAAAGAATACAATTTATTAAAAATATGAGTGATTTAAAAGATGATGAAGATAAACCATATTTTGACATTGATTTTCTAATTAAAAAATATATGAATTTGGATGAATCAGATATAGAGATGAATAAAAAAATTAAGAACGAAAAGAAAAAAAATAAAGAAGAAAAAAAAGAAAAAAATAAAAATAACGAAGAAAACGAAGAACCTTCAACAGGTAAATATGGATTTTAAAATAAATATTATATATGGACGCTAATAATGATAAAATATTTTATAATAGATATAATATAGGTGATTGTTATAATAGCGATTTTATAGATATAAATTTAGAAAAAATATATGATGTTTATGATCAGCATGAGATAAATAATATAATTAAAATTCAAAAATTAATAGAATGTTATTTTACAGAAACAACCTTATATAAAAAATTATGTAAAAAAAATAAAATACAAAAACGATATATTAAGCCATTATTTTTAGAAATTTTAAATAAGATAGATGTATCTAAATATAATACAATTGACATAATAATATCATTTTGCGAATATTTTCAAATTTCATATAAAAATTTATATGATGAACTGCCAATAGAATATAAAAAATATATTGTAAAATATTTTGATAAAATGTATAATATAGTAGACGATATTTTAAATGATGAATTGATATTTTGATAATATAAAAATAAATATGAATAACTTTGATGTTGATGTTATTATTTTAAGTAATGCTAAAAATGAGAATTTGTTTAATATGACTAATAATACTATCAAGTCATTATTTAATTCGATACATAATATTAATTTAAATGTTATAATTGTAGAAAATAATTGTAATTTAAAGAATGAGCCATTTTATGAAGAATTTAATTATGATGTAAAATTATTATTGACAAACGAACAATTTGGATATAATAAATTTTTACAAATGGGATATGAGAATATTAAAAGTGATGCCAAACATGTGATGATTTTAAATAATGATGTTATATGCTATGATAATTTTTTGAATGTTTTATTAAGTAAATTGAAAACTTATGATAGCGTATCTCCTATTGATCCATACTTATTAAATAATATATCATATCCTAATATAGATCTTAGTAATGACATTTTGGGATATAAAACAGGATTTACATTATGCGGATGGTGTATAGTTTTTAATAAATATATATTAGATAAAATTCCATTTGATCAGCTATTCCCCGATAGATATCGTTTTTGGTATTCAGATGATTATTATGGATATATGCTTCAAAAACATAAATTTATACATGCATTAATAACATCAAGTTATTTACATCATCTTACAAGTAAAACATTAGTAACCGTTAACTCATCTGATTATTATGATTTTACTATAGGACAATATGAGATATATAAAAAAGATTTAAATTTTAAATAATATATCTATTATAAAATTTAAAATTTATATATATATATAAAAAATATATGTCTTCATATAATTCGATGTCTAATTTTTTTGAGCATACATTAAATGTTCAAAACAATTCGTTAACAATATTATCAGCTCTTACAGATGTTATAACAAGTAATTCAGAATCTATAATATTAAATTTAGTATCTAATGATAATGTAGAATATAATTATAGCTTGCCTACATTAAAATATTTAAAAAATGAAATAACAAGATTAGAAAATAATTTAAATATAATTATAGGGTCTGGCACAGGGAACTCCATTATTGAAACATCTGATGGAGTATATAAAAAATTAGTAGAAAGTAATTTATTTAAAGAGCCAAGCGAAATTGATACATTAAAAACTCCAACAACATTTAATATTAAAAGCAATTGGTTTTTCGAAAGTTTTTTAACTCCACTGTTATATGTTTCATTTGATTTATCGGACTATGTAGATTATGATGTAAAAGAAATATTTTATAAAAGAATAATAATAAATGCGGATTCAGATGAAACAAAGACATATTATGACAATACATATAAAAATAGAAATGATATAGATTATAATTTATTTATAGAAGATTTGAAATCTAGAAATATTTCATATTTTTCAGATGAAGGAATTGTCAAATTTCCAATTTTTATATCAAGATATTCGGGATATTTTGATGTTATATCATATAAGGATATTATACGAGAAACAATTATAGCAGGGTCACCAGCACAAGAAACCGTAAGAAAATATTTTTTGAATACATTATACTACACAGATAATTTACAAACATATAATAACACAGAAATATTACAGCCGGGAGATAAATTAGAATTTGGCCAAATTACAACGTATGAAATAGAAGAAGTTAACACATCAGAAAACTCTATTATAGTTAAAATGCTTTCAGGCAATGAATCAATATCTGCTGGAACAAAAAAATTAAAAATATTAACAGAGGCGTTTTCTGCTAAGACTATACAAATAAATGTAGGATATGATGAGAGAGAGACAATATTTTTGAAACCTATAGATTCTAATACTAATTTAACAACAATAAATTTTTCGAAGGGAGTTGGATTTTATACAAATGAATTACTAAATAACGACAATGTAAATCTAAAATCATATTACAACGAAAAGGTTATTGACTTTGGTAAACTACTTATAATGATGGCAAAGGATAATATTATACCAGCAATATATGGAATAAAACCAGATGCACCAGATCTCACAAAATCTTCATTTAAAGTTGTAATAATAAATAATCATAAGCAAAATACATCTAGCGTTGAAGATATAAAAAGCAAACTGTCTCAAAAAAATTCATTATATTCCGAGCTAAATCAATTGCAAAATTCAATACAATTAATACGTAATAAATTATATTCATCTCAATTTGAAAACGAACAAGAAAAAAAATCATTGTCAGATCAATTAAATCTACTAATAAAAAATGAAGCCGCTACAAAAAAATTATATATTTCTTTATTATCTGAATTAAATACAATATTACAAGCACCTCCCGCAGAAATATCAAAGCCCAAGTTTAGGGTTCGAGGATTTTTTCCAATACCGGCTCCAAAAATATCAGAAAGCAATATACCGCAGCAAATTGTTCAATTTATTATATCATATAGATATTTGTCAAAGGATGGAACATCTAACAATACAGAGCAATATAATTTTTTAGATGAGAATGGAAATGTATTACAAGGATATTATTCTAATTGGAATGAATATCTAACAGTGTCATTGCGAAAGGTATATGATGAAAGTATTGGAAAATATGTATGGAAAAATGAAAACATAGAAAATGGAGATGTTATAAATATAAATCAAATAGATATACCAATATCAGCTGGTGAAAGCGTTGAAATTAGAGTAAAATCAATATCTGAAGCCGGATATCCAACAAATCCAGTTATATCAGATTGGTCAAAATCTGTCGTGATAACATTTCCAGAAGAATATGAATATATGACAGATCTTATTACAGAATTAAAATCTGTATATACAGAAAATATTAGATCGTCTATTTTACAAGATTTAGAAAATATGGGATTAAATTCACACTTATCTAATTCTTTTAATATAAATGATAAATATTTTGTGCATTCTTCTGATAGCATATCATCAGGATTTTTTGATAATGCAGGTAATATAATAAATTTATATGAAAAAATAAAAACAATAGATACAAGTATAAAGCAAATACAGGATACAATATCTCAAGCTCCTGGAAAACTATTGGTGTATATATTAGGCCCAAATGGAGAAAAATATAATATTTCTAATAATTCATGTGTTGATATTTTTGCAGGATATTATTATGATATTATTTCGGGATATCCTCCAAATGAAAGAAAAGGAGCAATAATAACAAATAAATATAAATTGATAATAGAAAATGACGGATTACTTCCATTAAATTTGGTTTCTAGATTCCCAGGCGGAATAGATGAAGATTTAATGGATAGTGATATTTTATCATTGCAGGATGAAGATTATGCAAAGAAAAGAAAATATGATAAGGTTCCATTAATGCTATCATCTGTCAATGCTAATAAAATAGCTAATGATAAATATTTTCAACAAATGCCATTTCAGTCAGCTCAAAGAAAATCTCAATATATTTATTTGCGAAAAAATGATATTGGACTAATAAACGAATTATATAAATATGATAATAATTCATACAATGTTTCTAATAATAGTTTATATCCAGAAATATTATCATATGGTCAATCATATCCATTTATATGGAATTTTAATATAGGAGGACAAAATTCTGGTGGAGGATATTTAAGTGATTTTTGCGTGCATATGTTACATCCAGATATTCAAGGAGTTACTGATTTATATGATAATATCAATTTTCCAGCTGTTTCTTCAATTGGCCCGGCAACGTATCCATTGTTTACACACTCAAAGTTATTTAACATAGAATCATTTCAACCAGATGGAGAAAAACAAGTTGGATATTGTAGAGCAAATTTGCAATCATCAGAAGTAAAAGATCATTATCCATTAAAAATGGGATTTTATGAAAATGATAGATACCTAATAGGAAAAAACACGTGCGGAAACTATCTATACATAGCTCCATCTATATATGATGATATTATTGTGGATGGTACAGATTATTTAGCAAAAAGAACATTAGAAAGTGGAAGCTCTCATAGAATAGAAATTCCAATTATCTATCAATTTAGGATGACAGACTTTTTCGGAGATGGATATGATGGAATTGGACATATAGCTGGTATTTCTAATATGCAAGTTGTTAAAAATGTATCATATGCTAAAAAAATAGGCATTGATTTATATGTAAAAGATACAAGCGTATTTTCATTTGATATTAGAATATCATCAAAATATAAATCATCTACACCAGTAAAAATAACAACTCCAGGCATTTCATCTTCTTATAATACTCATTAAAAATAAATAAAATAATAAAAGAATGAATTCTATATATTTAAGTACTGATAGTATAATTACAAATTCTACTGTATATTTGTGTACACCAAATGGATATTCTAAATCAATAACAATATATAATAGTAATAGTTATAATGTACATTTAAAATTAGCTTTAAATATAGATTATGGAGATTATAATAATTTAAAAATTTTAAATTCTATATTAAATTATGATAATAATACCGGATTATATTATTGGCTATATGAATGTGATATATTATCACAGGGAATGGTAACTATTTTTATTATATCTGATAATGTTTCTATGGAAGCATCTGGATATTTAGTAACTATTCCCAATGAACTTATAAATAATCAATTAGAAGAAATAGTAATTAAAAATAAAAATGATGTTGATATAATATCAAGTACAATAGGATTAAAATTAAAAGTTAGCAATGATAATAAATACAATTATTTTCATAATATTTATTATTTGATGTCTAAAAATGGAAATGGAAATTATAATATACAATTAAACAATGAAATTTCTGATGATGATTCATTTGGTATTATTAGAACAAATCCAAAAATTACAGGAAATGTAAAGTTAACTGTTGATTCATCAGGTGGATTGTGGATGAATAGCATAGATTCTGATATATATTTATCAGATAAAATGTTCAAGAATGTACAAATATCTCATCTTTCTTCATATGCAATAGATCTAAAGCATTTTTTTCAAAATGGTAATACATCAAATGATATAGTATTTAAATTAGATAAATCTGATGATGATTATAAATATGTAAAAAAAAATTTATCACAGCAATATGAAAGATTGTATACATATGGATGTGAATATTCAAAAAATAATATAACAGGTGAAGACTTATCAATATTTGCCCCGTTATTTTTAAAAAAGAAAATTCCCGAATATTTTGTTATATTTAAAACAGAAGGCGCATTAAATGAAATAACATATACAGACTATTGTGATAATAATTCAATTATAGATGATATATTGAAAAAATCATATATTGTTGAGATATTTGATTTGAGCGAAAAATCTAAAATAGGAATATATTTAAGAAATATAATTTCTAGAAAATATTTTGATGAAAATGGTGTGAATGTTTCATTTGAAAAAAATGGATATACAAGCTATAATGGTATTTCATATAAGGACGGATGTTATGTTTCAAAGAAAGAGTTTCTTTATGATTTTTTTACAAATAGCCATTCTATAACAGATTTTGATGAATTTATAACGCAAGGATTTGAAAGAAATGGTATTATATTAGATAATATTATAAATCTAGAATTTTTATTTACCGATAAAACATCAAAAAATTATGAGCTGAATAGATACTTTGGATTATATGTAAATACCATAGATTTATTTAAAATGAAAACGGATTTGATTGCATTAAATAAAATGTCACAAGATATAAATCAATATCCTATTCCATCTAATAAAATAATTGAAAAAAATAATATATTTAAAAAATATATCATAAATAATGAAAATGATATTAAACTTTATTTTGATACATCAACATTAAATGAAAAATATTCTATATTAGATTTTACATCTCAAATATCATCAATAGCACCAATTGATCAATTAAATTATTTATATGAAATAAAGCTATTAGGATACTGGCAGGATAAAATAAATATAGACGATGTATGCATTTTATATGATGGAGAAGATCTTTCAATGGGGGACGAATGCGTTATAAAAAACATATCATATGATAAGATATATACTATAATTAATTGCAAATTTAATGAGGATCCTAATATTTCAAATAAAATTTTTTATTTTTATTCTGATGAGAAATATGAAAATTATAAGATAAAATTTTTTAATAATAACTATATAGGTGATGATTATAGAAGGCATTTTTGTTTAAAAGATAAATATGGCAATTTATTTACAATTAAGAATTCGTGTATAAAAGAAGTAAATATAACAAATTTTGAGAAAAGAAAAACAATAGAATTATCATTTAAGGATAAGAGTTTTGATTTGAGCTCTATATCTGGCGTTGGTAAATTAAAATATCAAATACGATCTAAACTAATCTCAAAATCATACTCTTCATTAGGAATTAAAATATTAAAAAATTTTAAAAATGGTGATTATATAGAAATTTCTGATGGTATCAGCTCATCAGATATTCCGCATAGATGGAGATTGATTGCTAATGAATCTTATTTAACATCAGATAATTCTATTTTTTTATCATATGGAATAGGAAATGATTTAGATGGACTATATTATTATACATATTTTTATCCCTCAGATATTTCATTATCAGAATTAGCAAAAAATATTTCAGATGGATTTAAATTATTTGAATTTAAAACCTTTTATATATTTAATAAAAATGAAAATATTTATTTTATTTCAAATGTAAAAGGCATAGATTCCGAATCATATTATTTAAAATATGAAATTTATGATGCCGATACAATATCTGTTATGAATCAAAGCGTTGAAAGAATAGGAAAAATAAATTTTATAGGTGCCTCTGATTATAATAATAATAAATCTATTATATCAATATCTGATTTAGGTAAGATATCTGATGATGATTTTGCTATGACAAACGATGGTTTTTCAAAGATAAAAAAATATAAAATATCTAATTCAAATATAATATATTCATTGTATATAGATGAGATAGAATTTTTAGAAAATGAAATAAGTGATATAAAAAATATAGATGAATATTATACATTAACATTAGAAGATAAAAAATCACAATTTTATATATCTAATGACGATAGAATATCTATATATGAAAGCTTTTATCCAAAGATTTCATTATTATCTTTTTCGGGATTGAAGGATTTTGATACAGACATATTTTTATCAGATTATAATAAATCATATAATAATGAATTAATAAAATATTATAGCAATAAATATGGCGTTGCAAATGTAATAGAAATTGATGATTTAAATAATACTATTACAATAGATTTAAACAATATAGATTTATTACAGGGAGAAACAATATCATTTGCTATATTAGATGATGATATGCCTATATATCATAAAGAATGGATGATAGAAAAAACCATAAATAATAATGTATTTTATTGTCATGGATTCTTGCCATCTGAATTAATGAATAAAAATATAATATTACTTCCAGAAGAAAGTGTTTTATATTATAATGATTCAAGTTTATTTAATTTTAATGGATTTTTTGATTTAACAAATTTTGTAACAGAAGATATAGAAAGCGAGTATGAAAATCTAAAAAAAGAATGGAACCTTGAAAGATTTAATTTATCAAAAATAAAAAGCGAGTATGATTTATTATTAGAAAAATATCAATCTTCATTATGTTTAAAATCAAAGGTTGAACCATATATTTTAAAATGGGTGAAAAATGGAAGCAATATAAGAGATGTAGATTATAGACTAAATAATAGTATATCATTTGGAGCAATGAATTTTTCTCCAAGTGAACTTTTTAATGATGATGATCCAAATTATCATACGCACGAATGGTATTACATAGATAAAGTTCCACAATGTATTGTTGATAAAACATCTATTGATAATTATTGTATTGGAGAACTTTTAGATATTATAGATTTTAAATCCACAGATATAGATTTTTTCACATTATATTTTTCATCGGGATATCCAACAGAATATTATAATAATAATAAATTAGAACTATTTTCAAAAAAGAAATATTCAACATTTAGATACGATTCGAGTATAGATAAAGTATATACATTTTTTAGGGGAAGATATTTGACTATTGATAATTATAAATATAATAATTATAAATTTTCTGTTGTCATAAGTACATCTCCTGCTAATATAGATACTAATGATCCTCCTGTATCATATGAGACAATTGTTAATGAAAAATGGAAATTTATTTTAATCAAAATAAAACTGTCTATATCATCATATAAATATGAAAATGGAAATATTTCATATTTGGATTTATATACATTCAATAATATTTCGCAAAAGTCTGTAATAAATTTTGGATATGGTAGTACATTTTTAGAATCTCCAATGGATATAAAAATATCACAGCCACTGAATTTAGAACATTATAGTCATTTTCTTAATAATATAAATACATTTGGATTATTTAGCAATAATATTTCAAATTTAGAATTTGAAATTAATCAAAATGAGGATGGAATGTATAATAGACTAACTGCTATAGCAGATTTATCATATATAACATTACCTACTGTAGAGTACGTCGAGAAAACAAATCAGATTGTAAAATTTGAAAATAATCTTTCATATATAAAACCTGAATATTTAAACGCATCATTACCATTTTATTTACCAAATTTTGACTTTTGGGGCAATAGCATTATGTTTTATGAAAATGGAGGATATGGATATGGAAATTATTTGAAATATAAACTTTCATTTGCATATTTGATAGATATTATATCTAATGATAATAATGAAATGAAATATATAATATCTAATTCTAATGGAGATATAACAAATACAAAAGATTTTAATATTAGGTGTATTCATCCTGATGAATTAACAAAATTAAATGAATTAGTACCGCAAAATATTTTGAATAAACCATCGCAATATTATGAATATGATATTATAGGATATGAAATGAAAAATATATCTAATAAAAATATCATATACAGATATGGCGGAAATTATATTCCCAAATTTAAAGATGTATTGATATTTGATTTGAGAGAAGATGATGATTTTACTATATTAACAAAAAGGGATTATCTTATGCTAAATACTCATTTAAATATTTCAAATGATAATTCTATATTATTAAAAAATCAATTTTATAATAAGGTATCTAATGAAGATGATTTGATATCATCTGTAACATTTGGACTAGATCCTATATATCCATTAATAGATGAAATTGCAATAGATAAAAAAAATATAAATATTTGGAAATCATCTTTTGATAATAATTATTATAATTTGTATTATACAAAATCTAAATATAATGATAAAAATGGATTTAATAATTTAAAGGAAATAAAATCATTTATGGGAAGTAAAGGAATGAATATAGAAAATGAAATAAATTTATCAGAATTTATAGTAAGAAAATATAATAATATAAATGAATATGATGCATTAAATGATGAGATTGTATATGCTTTTGATAATGATAAAATTATAATTATTATAAATTTTAAAAATAGACTAATTAGAAACCTTATGGGAGATGGACATGATGATAAGGTAAAAAAGGTATTTAAGAATTTTGCCGACAAGGGCATAATAAGTATAAATGATATTGATAATATGACAAAATCATATATCATTGAAAATATAATAGACTTGTATAAACTAGATAAAATAGAACTTTATACAAAAAATATACAAAATAATAGTGAAATTTTTGATATTGAAAATGGAAAAACATTGTCCGAACAAAATATTCATAATAAAAAATATGTGCTGAAAAAAGATTTTCAAAAAGATTATATAGATAATATGAGTGTTAAAATAGAATTAAATATGCTAGAATATAACAATATACAAATTGCAATAAATTCTATTGTGAAAAAATGAATAAATTATGAGAAAGAGTAAATATTTAGTATTAAATAGTCTTTATTTTGATTTCAATGATGATTTAACAGAAATTACAAATGTCAAAAAATCATTTGAAAAGCAAAATATTTTAGATTTATTAAGATTTGATAAAATAACTATTATAAAAAAACAACAATTTGATGGAAAAAGTATTAATTCTATATGTAATTTTGTTTTTTTTAATGAAAATATAAAACTAATAGATTCAGGTTCGTTTTCAAATTCAAATATTATATATGTTAATTTTTCAAATTGCATCAATCTGCAAGAAATAAAATATTATGCGTTTGGCATAAATAATATTAAAATAGTAGATGTATCTAATTGTATAAATTTTAAGGCGTTTGGTGATTGTTCATTTTTCAGAAATAAAATAAAACGATTAAAATTAAACAAAAATATCTCAATAATTGAACAAAGAGCTTTTGTGGAAAATGAAATAATAAAATTAGATTTATCTCAATGTGATTCTTTAAGTACAATAAACTTTAGTTCATTTGAACAAAATAAAATAAAAGAATTAGAATTACATAAAAATATTAAAGAAATATCACGTGATGCATTTGCATATAATAAAATAAAATTATTAGATTTAACAAAATCTAGAGAAATTATCGAAATTGAAAAACGAGCATTTTCATATAATGATTTACAGGAAATTAGAATTTTAGATCATGTATTAATAACATTTGATGATTCAGACCTAGGAGATAGATGGCACACGTTTATTAAATTTTATCACATTAATAAAGGAAGAGAAGGCATATATACATATAACAAGCCTTTGTGGAAGTGGCATCCATTATAGAAAAAAAATAAGATATGAAAAAAAGTAAATATATAATATTAAGTCCATTTTATTTTGATTTCAATGATGATTTAACAAATATCACAAAAGTTAAAGAATTATTTAAAAAACAAAATATATTGGATTTAGAAAGATTTGATAAAATAGAATATATTCGCGGCAATATTTTTTATGGATATTCACTTTATTTTATTTATTTATCATCAAATATCATTTCAATTAAGATGTCTTCATTTGGATTAAATTATATAAAATATATAAATTTATTTAATTGCAAAAAATTATTAGATATTGAGGATCGTTCATTTGAAGAAAATAATATTGAATATTTAGATTTGTCAAATTGCGCATCTTTAATTGCAATAGGATATAATACTTTAAATAAAAATAAAATTAAAAAAATAAAATTTTCTGATAATATTAAGAAAATCGATTCATATTCATTTTATAAAAACAATATAAAATATTTAGATTTATCTAATTGTAATAATTTGAATGAAATTGATTTATATGCGTTTTCTAAAAATCCATTGCAAGAAATAAAAATATTAAATAAAATAATTGTATCATGTTCATACTCACAAAATTTATCATATGATGCGTGGGATAAATTTGCTAAATATTATAATGATAATAACAAAAAAGCTGGGAATTATAAATTAGAAAATAATGAATGGAAGTGGTATCCGTTATAATAAAATAAGATATGAAAAAAAGTAAATATTTAGTATTAAACAGTTTTTATTTTGATTTCAATGATGATTTA